GTAGAGGGGCTGGATTTCGTAAAATCCGTCCACGCCTTCGCCCTCGATGCGGGCCGAGCCGACGATCCACGGGACGTCCGCGCCTCGCTTGCGCCACCGCCAAGCGACAGGCTCCCCTTCATCCGGGCGGGTGTTCCATGCGGTGAGGGCGGCTTTCTCGGTCCCAAAATTCTGAACCGCCGGAGCGAGGAAACAATCCTTCGCCCGGTGAACCAAGACCCACGCGCCAGCCGGAGCATCGCGGTAATCGTTTAGGGTCGCCTCGCCTCCGCAGAACGGACACGGCTTCAGCTTCTCTGTCTCTGTCTCTGTCATGATGTGTTCCTTGCTCATGCGAACAACTCCCCCTGCTGGCCTCTCTCGGCCTCTGTGGCGCGGTGTTCGGTCATGCGGCGGCTTCCTCATAGAGATCGACCTGCACCGGGCGGCCAACCCATCGCGGCGGGCATTGCGCGGCGTCCCAACGGTCAGCCATCGCGCGGGCCGTGTTCTGCGGGCGGTTGTGGTTGCGGGCGACGTCGGTGCTGTCCACGCTCGCGAACGGCCACTCCCGCCCGGCAAGCTGCATCCCGCGCAGCATGTGGACGGTCGGCGTCCAGCGGTGACGCTTGGCCAGCTCGTTCCAGAGCTGATCCATCCGGGCCACCCAGGCAGGGGCGAGGATGGTCGCATACTCAGCCGTCGAGCCGATGCAGATGCGGGGCCACTCATCGGCAAGGCGAAGCGCCCGCTCGATAGGTTCGTCCATATGCCAGACCGGGGCGCCCTTGTGGCCGTGCGGCCATTCGCGGATGAGTGCGTCCTGCTCCTGCGATCCCGCGTCGATCACGTCGGGGATAACGGCCCAGGTCGTCGGGTATTCAAGCCACCGTTCGGCCCATGCGTAGTAGGCTGGCCAGTCGGTCGGCTTGCCCACCTTCCAAGCACTGAAGGCCCCATTGTCGAGCATGACCGACTGCCCGATCTCATGCATCTGGCGGACCTGTTCAGGGTGTGCATGACTGACGCAGAAGCATCGCCCGGCGAGGCTGTAGAGCGCCGTGAGCGGCGTAACTGGCCCGCCGTGATAGTGGATCATCCGCATCGCCCCACCTTCGCGTAAAGCCGCTCGACGGGCCGGGAAATGTGGACGCCCTCGCAGTCCATGACGTGCATGATCGCGGCGGCCAAATCCTCGGCGCGCGACAGGTCGTCGGGCAGCGTGGTGTGGTCCCACGCGGTCAGGATGACGCGGAGCTTCTCTTGCAGGACCACGGCGTCGCGCCCGTCCGCATCGAACCAGCACACCACCTCATAGCTGTGGCCGTGAACCTCCCGGCGCACCGGGTCGCGGTGGGACGCGCTGAAAAACCAGCCGACGCCGATCATGGCTCTCTCTGACGGGCTGGGCATTAAGCTGCCTCTGTCTGGTTGCTGTGGTGCGTCGACGCGAGCGCCATGCCGTCCTCCCAAGAGGCGGCAAAGGTGACATACCGTCACACTATGTCAAGAGCGAAGCGTCACGCCGTGTCACAACGTGCTTTTGCCTACAGCCAGGCCATGGGGGCAAGAATCATGAGCAGCAGAAGCAGGGCGATCCCGCGGTAGATCCACATGCGGCGCTGAAACGGGGTCATTCGCCCGCCGCCTTGCCGCCGATCAGGACGCGCAGCAGTTGGACGGCCTGCTTGCGTTGCGGCGCCGTCAGGCCGTCGTAGATCGACCATAGTCCGTCAGGGTCCGCCGGGTTCCGCATGATCAGGTCAGCCGGCGAGCAGCGCAACTCCTCTGCCGCGCGCTCGAGGAACGGCTGATCGTACCGCCGGCGGCCCGTCTCGATCATGGAAATGTACGATCGCTCGAGCCCGATGCGCTCGCTGAATTGCTCTTGGGTCAACCCGCGGTGCTTGCGCCACTCCCTGATGAAGTGTCGCGGGCGCTCCGGCTTCAGCCTGTTGGTCATGGTCAGGTCCCTCCTCGAGAGCCTACCACGACATAACGCCCCAGTGTGTGACCGGTTGCCACAAGATACCCCCTTGACGCGAATGTGGCACATGGTCACTCTGACCATCAGACACATCCAAGGGGCGGCGATGAAGCTTCAACAATACATGACCGACAAGGGCATCAAGGACAAGGCGGCGGCTGCCGAGCTTGGCATTGACCGGCCGTATGTCTCGACGATTCGCCGCGGCCTGCGCGAGCCGTCCCTGCGGCTGGCCTGCCACATCGAGAAGTGGTCCGGCGGCCTTGTGACGCCGCGCGAACTGCTGACGGCGGACTGATCACATGGTCCGGGGGGCGGCTCAGAGGACGGCAGGCAAGCGGGAAACCGACTTCCAGGCGCTGCATGTGCCCGTGCCGCCGTCCGTCAATTCGCTCTACCGGAACCTGCCGGGGCGCGGGCGGGTGAAGACCAAGGACTACAGCGCGTGGTTCGCCAACGCCCGCAACGCGGTCCGGCTGCAAAAGCCCGGAGTCGTGCGCGGCGCTGTCGTGATCGTCCTGTGCGTCGATCGTCAGGGCGTCGGCTCCGATCTGGATAACCGCGTCAAGGCGCTGTTCGACCTGATCGTGAAGATCGGCGTGATCGAGGACGACTCCAAGGTTCTGGCCTTCTGCACAGCCTGGGCCCCGAAAACACCCGAGAACATCGTCCGCCTCGCCATCATGCGGGCCTGCGACTTCTCCGTGAAATACCGGCTGCACGCTGACGGCGCGAGCGGCGGCTGGTTCCTTGACGCGCCGAACGAAGGGGAAGGCTGACGTGGCCATTTCGATTGCAAGTCTCAGGAAAGTGAAGGTGGATCAGCCGCCTCGCGTCCTGATCTACGGACCCCCGAAGATGGGGAAGACAACCCTGGCGTCCGAGTTCCCGGCGCCCGTGTTCCTGCAAACCGAGCAGGGGGAAAGCGGCGGCCTCGAGCTCGACTCGTTCGGCCACCTGCAAACCTACGCGGAAGTCGACGAGGCGCTGATCTCGCTGTTCAACGAGACGCACGCCTTCGCGACGCTCGTGGTCGACAGTCTGTCGGAGCTCGAAAAGCTGATCATCGCCGAGGCGTGCAAGCGCAACGGCTGGAAGAACATCGAGCAGCCAGGTTACGGCAAGGGCTACGTCGCCGCCGACGCCATCTGGCAGGAGTTCCTGACCGCGATCAACATGCTGCGCAGCCAGCGCGGCATGGCCGTGGTCCTGATCGCTCACGCCAGCATCGAGCGGTTCGACGATCCGCAGACGCAGTCCTACAGCCGCTATGACATCGACCTGCACAAGAACGTCCGGGCGCTGATGCAGCGCGAGGTCGACGCCATCCTGCTGGTCAAGCAGGACGTCTCGCTCCTCAAGGAGAAGACCAGCTTTGGCGGCGAGCGCGCCATCGGCACCGGCGCCTCGCGCTGGATCTACTGCGAGGGCTCGCCCGCCTACACGGCCGGCAACCGCTACAACATGCCCGACAAGCTGTTGTTCCAACCGGGCAAGGGCTTCGCCGCCCTGGCCCCCTACTTCCCGCAACCGGCCGCCGGCGAGACCGCCCCGGCCAAGAAAGAGGAGGCGGCCTGATGGCTGACCTTGGAACCAACTTCGACCCCGCTTCGGCGCCGCCGAGCGATCGCGACTTCGACCTGATTCCGAACGGCTGGCAGCCGGCGCAGGCCATCGAGTCCGACGTCTCGCCGACCAAGGACGGGACCGGCACCATCGTCTCGTTCACCTTCGAGATCATGTCCGGCCAGTACGAGCGCCGGCGCATCTGGAAGCGCATGAACGTCCAGAACAAGTCGGCCGAAGCGCAGGCCATCGGTCAACGCGAGCTCGCCGACCTGTGCCGGGCGCTCGGCCTGCCGTCCATGGCCAACACCGAGCAGGCGCACGGCAAGCCGCTGATGATCCGCGTCGGCGTCGAGAAGGGCAAGGACGGCTACGAGGACAAGAACACCGTCAAGGCGTTCAAGCCCTTCGAGCAGGCCGGGTTCGGAGGCGTGTTCGCGCATGTCGCCGCGTCGGCTGGCGGCCCCGGCGCTGCTGCGACGGCCCGACCCTGGGGCAGCCGCTAGCCCTGCTTCCCCGGCGGGCCTGACTTCCAACGGCCTCGCCCGCCGGGGCTCCCATCCAACGCTCTGTCAAGAGCATCGCACGAGGACCGTGACGATGAACGCTACCGCCTTGTCTGGCAACCAACCAGCCAACGAGACTCACTACGACGGCCAAGCCGCTGATCTAGGCTTCTGCGAAGACCTGATCAGCGGCATCGAAGAAGCCGAGGCCGCGTTCCGGCGTGGCAACCGCCCGGCCGGTGTCGCCGCCCTGGCCGCCGTCGACCGCATGCTGGCCGTCGCTGTCAAGCGGGTGGCCCATGGGTGAGCCCGTCTCCGATCTCCCGGCCATGAACGCCGCCGTCGATCGCTGGATCGAGGAGGCCAAGGTCCACGCGGACGGCCCGTTCCACCTGCG